TCAATTAAATGAAGAAGATTTATTTGATGAATTATTTAAAGGTAAAGGTAAGGGTTCTGGAGAAAAATTTGCAGGTAAATTCGTAGAGTCTTTTTATAACGAAATAGCAGGTATTGCAGATGTTGTTGAAGATGAAGATTTTGATGGAATAAGTGATACTGCTAAGATAACAGGAACACTTATAATCAAGCCTAAGATTGACAATCCAGACCCAGAAGACCTCGAAGATTTAACCTTTTACTTAGATAAATATAAGCAGTTAATGAGTGGTGTTAGTGATTTTCTTCAAGGGGAAACTGATAGGCAATTAACTATAGAGCAAAACAAAACTAATGTTTTAAATAAAGAGTTAAATGATAGATTATTAAATGAAAATCTATCCAAAGACGAAAGAGCTAAGATACAAAATCAAATAGCTATAAACGATGAAAAGTTAAGAAAAAAACAAAACAAGATTAAGAAAAAAGCGTTTGATACACAAAAAGCGTTTAACATATCCATTGCAGTTGCAGATACAATAGCAGCAGGTATCAACGCTTCTAAACAAACATACGGAGGTGCTTTTGCAAAGATTGCAGCTATGACTGCGGTTATTGGTGCAGGTATGGCTCAAGTAGCAGTTATTGCGAGACAGAAATTTCAACCAGAATCAGCATCTACACCTGTTAATGTTGGTGGTGGTGGCGGTGGAGCGAGTGGTAATTCTGAACGCTCTGAGCCTTCGTTTAATATAGTGGGTAGGTCTAACGACAATTTAATTATAAACGCTATACAAGCACAATTTGGTAAACCATTAAAGGCTTATGTAGTATCAAGAGATGTTACTACTCAACAACAGTTAGATGGTATGATCGTAGGTCAAGCAGGTACTTAAAATAAAACAAAATACAACAAGTTAAGTTAACATAATATAAAGAAGTTAAATATGGAAGGATTAGATACAATAGAATTGTTTATAGATGAGTCAAGAGAAGAAGATGGTATTGAAGCTATCTCTTTGGTTGAGTCTCCTGCGATAGAAGAGAACTTTATTGCATTAAGTAAACATAAAGTAGAGTTCAAAACAATAGATTCTGATAAAAGAATTATAGTTGGACTTGCGTTAGTTCCAGATAAGCTGATATACAGACGTAGAGGCGATTACGAATACAATATAGTATTCTCTAAAGATACTGTAAGAAAAGCCTCTGAACTATACTTAAAACGTCTTAAAATAAACAATGCAACATTAGAACACGATGATCAAATGACGAGTGGTGTATCTGTAATAGAATCTTGGATAGTAGAAGACCCTGAGAAAGATAAGACTGCTTTATATGGATTAAATGCAGTACAAGGTGCTTGGGCAGTTACTATGAAGATAGATAACGATGAGGTATGGGAAGATGTTAAAGCTGGTAAATACTTAGGATTAAGTATAGAAGGTATGTTTAGTGATAACGTAGAAGATGTTGAGGAGATAGAAGCTGCTGATGTATTAGAGCAAATAAAGAATATGCTTAAAGAAGAGTTAGTAGAATATCCTCACTTTATGTATGACCCTAAAACTGGTGATGAAGTTAAGATAGTTAATAAGGAGGAACACGATAAGTACACTAAAAAAGGTTGGACACATACTAAACCTAAAAAATACAAAGAACAAGAGTTAGAATCTTATAGTGATTATCCAGAAAGTGCAAAGAACAATGCTAAGAGAGCGTTAAAGTACAAGAAAGAAAACGGAAGTTCTTGTGGTACAAGTGTAGGATGGACAAGAGCTAATCAATTAGCAAGTGGCAAATCTATAAGTAGAGATACTATTGCAAGAATGGCTTCGTTTAAAAGACATCAGCAACATAAAGACGTACCTTACTCGGAAGGGTGTGGAGGTATTATGTGGGATGCTTGGGGAGGAACAAGTGGAGTTGAATGGGCAATTAGAAAACTAAAGCAAATAGATAAATAGTATGAGAGCAGTTTATTGCAAGTGTAAGAATACTTATTCTATAAAGTGTGATAAGAATAAAAGCAATAGCAAGTGTAAAGCACCTGATTATTGGAAGCAAGGTATAGGCTCTATTTACAAGGAATCAGAAGAGTAAAATACGACAGTAAATTTTTAAATAGTTATATTAATATAAACCAATAAGTATGAAAGCAACAGAAATCCTTAACAATGTTAAAGACCTTTTAAATCTTTCTAAGGAAGAATTGAAATCTGAAGACATCGCAGTTGAAGAGTCAGTAGAATTATCTACAGAGGAAGTAACTGAAGAAGTTAAAGAGGAGGTAGAAGAAGTTGTACTTGCTGAAGAACCAGCAGAAGAGGTTGTAATCGAAGAGGAAGTTGAATCTCCTTCTATGAGTTACGCTACTTCTGATGAGTTATTAGCAGTAAAAGCAGAACTACTTTCTATGATCAAAGCGTTGATCGAAGATAAGCCAATGGGTGATGTAAAAGACATTCCAGAGGAGTTATCAAAACAAGAAGAAGTTGAATTATCTGAGGATGTAGAAGAAGTTGTACATTCTCCAGAGAACTCGATAGAGACTAAAAAGAATTTATTATCAAACCTAAATCAACCTATGACTATTGAACAAAGAGTCAATAGAATGTTATTTAATTAAAAATTGTAAACAATGGCTACTACTACAAGTATTACTACTACTTACGCTGGAGAATCAGCAGGGAAATATATTTCTGCTGCATTATTATCAGGTAACACTATCGCAAATGGTGGATTAACTATCCGACCAAATGTAAAATTTAAAGAAGTTGTAAAAAGATTAGAATTAGATGGAATTACCAAAAATGGTACTTGCGACTTTTCTGATACTTCAACTTTGACTTTAACTGAAAGAATCCTTGAACCAAAGGAACTACAAGTTAACTTAGAACTATGTAAGAAAGATTTCCGTTCTGATTGGGATGCGATCCAAATGGGATATTCTGCATTTGACAACTTACCATCTTCTTTCCAAGACTACTTAATCTCTTATGTTGCTTCTAAAGTGGCACAAAAGAATGAGCAGAACATATGGGCAGGAGCAGATGGAGAAGGTTCATTTGATGGATTCTCTACTCTATTAGCTGCTGATGCTGCTTTACCTGCTGCACAACAAATTGCAGGAACTACTGTAACTGCTGCTAACGTAATAGACGAGTTAGGAAAAGTAGTTGACCAAATCCCTTCTGCTTTATATGGTAGAGACGATTTATTCATCTATGTATCTCAAAACATCTTTAGAGCATACAAGAGAGCATTAGGAGGATTCCAATCTGGAGGACAAGGTGCTGCTGGTGTAGGTTCTCAAGGAAACAATCAAGACATCAACATCTTATACTTTGATGGTGTAAAAATCTTTATGGCTAACGGATTAGCAGCTAATACTGCTGTAGCAACTACTAAAGATAACTTACAATTTGGAACTGGTTTATTATCAGACCACCAAGAAGTAAAAGTATTGGATATGGCAGACTTAGATGGTTCTCAAAACGTAAGAATCATTATGAGATTTACTGCAGGAGTACAGTACGGAGTTGTTGAAGACATCGTAACTTACGGAATCTAAGATTCAAATAAATAAACAGAAAGAGGGTGGGTAATTACTACCTACCCTTTTTTTATAACTAATAAATAAAAAATAAATATTATGGCTTGTGATATTACTTTAGGTAGAACAGAACCTTGTAAAGATAGTGTTGGAGGAATCAATGCTGTTTATTTTGTAAATTTTGGAGACATAACTGGTATAACATACGATGGTTCATCAGATGTAATTGATGCAGTTACTGGAACTCCAAATGCTTACAAATACGAAGTTAGAGGAAACTCTACCTATACAGAAAACATTCAATCAAGTAGAGAGAATGGAACTACTGCTTTTGAGCAAGTGTTAGAGTTGACACTTAAAAAATTAACTAAAGAAGACCACAATACTATTAAATTATTATCTTTCGGAAGACCAAACATTCTTATCGAAGACAATAACGGAAATGTATTCTTAGCTGGAGCTGAGTATGGTGCTGACGTAACAGGAGGTACTATCGTAACAGGTGGAGCTATGGCTGATATGAGTGGATATACTCTAAGTTTTACAGGTATGGAAAAAGCACCTGCAAACTTCTTGTTCGCAGGAGCAGATGTTGCCAGTACTATTTCAAATGCAGGATTTACTGTTGTTTCATAACAGTACTTTCAGTAATTAAACTAAACCCTGCCATTTGGTGGGGTTTTTTTATTAAATAAAACAAAAATAAATTATTTAGTTATCATAGTATGTTAATATTACAACCAACAGTAGGAGATAAAACAATAACTATTGCACCGAGAAGTTCAGACTTGTCAGGGGTATTTGTTTTAAATATAAGAAGAGATGGTGATGGTAAGGAAGAATCTATAACAAATGCTACTTTAAGCAATATAGTAAACTTTACTCAAGTTACTTTTCAGTCAACAATACTTGAAGAGGATTCTACTTATTATTTAGAGATAACTAAAGATACTGAACTGTGGTATAGAGACAAGATATATGTAACATCTCAGACTGCTTCTGAAAGAGTAACTGAGAAACACGAAATAGGTAATGGCACAATTTACAAGCCTTATAGTACAGTAGATGATAACACATACATAATATAATGAGTTCAAAAAAGAATAACATAGTTAAAAAGGAATACAAGGACAGTATTAGAATTGTTAATATGTCTTCTTATGAGATTCCTGAGATCAAAGAGGTACACAACAAGGATTGGGTAGCCTTTGGTAACAATAACGATTACTTTGATACTTTAATAGAAAGGTATCTTGATTCTCCTACTAATGGTAGGTGTGTAAATGGTATTGTAGATATGATTTATGGAAGAGGTTTAGAGTCTACAAACTCTGAGTCATTTCCAGAAGACTATGTTAGAATGAAGAAACTTCTTAGACCAAGAGAGGTTAAGAGACTTGTTAATGATTATAAGCTATTAGGTCAAGGTGCTATGCAACTTACTTACAACAAAGCTAAGACAAAGATATTAAAGGTATCTCACTTTCCTATGGAGACGTTAAGAGCAGAGAAAGCAACTAATGGTAAGGTTAAGGCATATTACTATCATCCATCTTGGAAAGACTGTAAGAATTCAGATAAACCTAAGAGAATACCTACTTTTACAAATGGTACTAAATCACAAGTAAACGAACTTTACATATTCAAACCTTATAGAAGTGGCTTCTATTATTATGCTACTGTTGATTATCAGGCTTGTTTACAATATGCTGAATTAGAATCAGAGGTATCTAACTACCATATATCAAATATACAGAATGGTTTACAACCAAGTTTATTCGTAAACTTTAACAATGGAGTACCTAATTCAGAGACTCAGCAAATTATAGAGAGTAAGATAAACGATAAGTTCTCAGGTAGTTCAAATAGTGGTAAAGCAATTATCGCATTTAACGAATCAGCAGAAACTAAAGCTGATATAGAAGCTATACACTTACCAGATGCTCACGCACAATATCAATTCTTATCTGATGAAGCAAGAGAGAAGATAATGTTAGGACACGGAATTGTATCTCCAATACTTTTAGGTATTAAAGATAACACAGGTTTTGGTAACAATGCAGAAGAATTAAGAACTGCATCTGTACTAATGGATAATGTTATTATAAGACCTTTGCAAGATGGAGTTATCTATGGTTTAACAGAAATACTTGAATTTAACAAGATATACCAAGATTTATACTTCGTTACATTACAACCAATAGAGTTTACTGAGTTAGACAACATTGAAACTAAGATCAGAAGGGAAGAGGAAACAGGAGAGAAATTATCTACACAAGAGAGTAATGACTTTACAGAAGAAGATGGTGATGATATGATTAATCAATTAGAAGCCTTAGGAGAGGTTTTAAGCGATGATTGGGAGGTTATTCATAGTGAGATATACCAAGACGAGAATGAGTCCGTTAAAATGGCTGAAATCAAGTATTCTGATAAAGCATCGTCTGAGGATGATGGTGTGTATAAGATAAGATACGCTTATATGCCAGAGAGAAAGTCTCCGAACAGTAGAGATTTCTGTAAGAGAATGGAAGTGTTAACAGGTAGAAAAGTTGTATTTAGAAAGGAAGATATTAATATGATGTCTTTTAGAGGTGTAAACAAGGAGTTAGGTCATAAAAAACAGAACTATAGTTTACTAAAATACAAAGGTGGTAAGAACTGCCATCACTATTGGGAGTTAAGAGTTTACAAGAAGAAAGATGGTAAGCAAGTAGATTCATCTAATGCTTATGGGGATGGTTTAAAAGAACCTAAGAATCCATCTGAGATGGGAGAGAGAATGATAGATAGAGCAGATAAAGGTGCTTATAGAAGTACTTTAAATAAAATAAGAAAGACTTTAGGACTATGAAAGCATTATTCATAACAATACAAGATTTAAAAGCTAAGTCAATAATTAGTGGCAGTACTGACGCTGATAAGCTGATTCACTTTATTGAGGTGGCTCAAGATATACATATACAAAACTATTTAGGTGGTAAACTATATGATAAGCTACAGGCTTTAATAATATCAGGTGATATAGACTTACCTGCTAATAGCGATTATAAGAGCCTTAGAGACGTTTACATTAAGCCAATGCTAATTTGGTTTACTCAGTCAGAGTACTTCCCTTTCTCTATGTTCAAAGTGGATAATGGAGGTGTATCTAAGCATAGAGGAGAGGATTCTGATTCTGTTAATTTTACTGACATTGATAGAATGATGAGTAAGATCAATGATAGAGCTGAATTTTACACAAGAAGGTTCTTAGATTACATTTCTTTTAACAGTAGTAAATATCCAGAATACACCAATAATCAAAACGGAGATATGTATCCTGATAAAGATGCAGATGAGTTTTCAAGTTGGGTTTTATAATGGAGGGTAAAAAAAAACAATATAAGACAAAAGAGGTTAACATAATAAAGTTAGCTGAATTTTATAAGAAGATCAGTAACGAAACAAAAAAGAAAGATGGCAAACGAAATATACGATAGTACTTGGTGGGGTAACACAATACAAACTGCAGTTTCAATAGGAACAGTAACTGAAATGATACAAGGTCAGTTTAATATGAATGATAGGCAAGAAGTTGAAGCAGTAAAATGTTTA